ACGGCATCCGGCCGACCGCCGTGCCCAAGTTTTAGCGACGGGTCAGCGCCATATGCAAGAAACGGCTGCCAACAATTGAAACCCCACTTGCTACGCGCCTGGCCTGCACCGTAAAACCAGCACATCACCCAATCAGGAACTGGATATAGCCACTGCCTAGTCACACCACAGGAAAAAACGACGCAGCCGCAGATTTCTCTGGCGATAGGTAGCCATCCGTCGGCCAGCGCCCTGACGTTTTCTTCGGTGTCTTTGAATTTGTCGTAATCGTTTTTTGCGGTAGCGTGACCATCAAGACCATAGGGCGGGTCGGTCAGACACACGGCTGCATTTAGGCCTTTCGTGAGTTTGTCGACATCTGCTCTATTCGTTGAGTCTCCGCACATCAATCTATGTTTGCCCAATAGCCACACATCGCCAGGCTGTGTTATCGGAGGCGGCTTCACAGGCGGAATATCGCTTGGGTCAGCCAAGCCTTTTTTTGTCCCATCCAGTCCGGCCAGCAGATCGTCTATTTCGTCGTTTTGGAAGCCGGTCAGGCCGACGTCGTAGCCTTCGTCCATCAGGTAGCGCATTTCCAGCGCGAGCATTTCTTCGTCCCACCCGGCATTGAGCGCCAGGCGGTTGTCGGCGATGACGTAGGCGCGCCGCTGCGCGTCGGTCAGGTGGCCGAGCCGGATGCACGGCACTTCGGCCAGCCCAAGCTGCCGCGCGCCCATGACGCGGCCGTGGCCGGCGATGATGCCGCCGTCGGCGTCGATCAGCACCGGGTTGGTGAAGCCGAATTCCTTGATGCTGGCGGCGATCTGCGCCACCTGCGCGTCGGAGTGCGTGCGGCTGTTGCGCGCGTAGGGGATGAGCCGGTCGAGGGCGGGGGTTTCGATCTGCATTTAGGCGGTGGCCTCCGGTTGTTTTGCGGTTTCGGCGCGCATGCGGCGCAGGGCGCGCGGTATTTCGCGCTTGATGATGTGGCGCAGGCGGGCGATTTCCTTGTCGAGGATCTGCCGGCGCTGCAGGTCGTTGGAACAGGCGGCCAGGCGCGGGGCGGTCTGGTCAATCACCCGCTCGATGCCGGCGCGCAGCATGGCGCCGAGGCCGGTGGATTCGCGGCGGACGGCGGCGCGCTCGAAGCGCAGGCCGCGGCGCAGGGCCATTTCGAGCTTGAGCGTGGAGTTTTCGTAGTGCATGAGCAGCGCCTTGGCCCTGGCGCGGCTGCTGCCGTCGGTGTGGCCGACGTCGATGTCCGGGCCGGGCGGCAGCGGCGCGGCGGCGGGCTGGCGTTGCGCGGCGAAGCGTTCGGCGACGTCCGGGCGGCCGCCTTGCGTTTCGGCAATGCGGGCGCGGCTGGCCGGGCCGTCGATCTTGCCGTCGGCGGTGAGCACGCAGCGGCCGGTGTCGACGAGCTTTTGCACGTAGCCTACCGAGCGGCCGATTTCGTGGGCGAACTGGCGGCGGGTGAGGCCTGGCGCGGTCATCGTTCGGTGGCCTTGACGTAGCGCAGCGCGGCTTCGAATTCGTTGCCGAAATGGCGGTCGACCGCAGCTTGCCCGGTGCGCATGAAGTCGAAGCGGCGGCGATAGCTGGTGCCCTTGACCACGATCCACAGCGGCTTGACGCTGCGCCCGGCGCGCATCCATGCGCCTTTCGGCAGGTTGGTGGCGCCGGTGCCGGTCGTGCCGTAGGCAATGCCGGAGGCCTTGTCGACCAGTTTGCGGCGCGATGACATCGGGCCGCCCGACCAGAAGATGACGCCGGCGCGGGCGACATTGCGCTTCGACCGCCGGCTTGAGGTCGGAGAGCTGTCGAAGCCGCCGCGCACCAGCCCGATCTGCGAGAGGATCTGCGTGATCTGGCCGCGATTCATGTTGCCGTAACGGTCCATCTTCGCCGCGGCGCCGGGCACGATCATATCGCCAGCGTCTAGGTAGCCATAGCTGCGCAGAACGTCCTCGAGCTGCTTGTGCTGGCGACCGCCGCCGACGAAGTGATGCGCCAGAATTTCCGACATGCTGCGCGTGTTCTTGCCGCCTAACGCCCGGTCCTTGAGGTACATGCGCGCGGCCAGCGTGTCCTTTTTTGCCGGATCGACAAATAGCGATTTCATGACGGTCGGCGTCGGTCGGTCGAACTGCTGGCGGAATTCGTCATACATCGCCTTCTGTGCGTGCTTGGCGGTTTTTGTCAGGGCGATCATGGTCGCGGCGTGCACCTGTTTTTCTGTGTTTCCAAGCGACTTGATGACGCCGCCTGCGTCGACCTTGACGCTTATCTTCATTTTTGCCACCCGCCGCGCTGGCGCGCGTCCTGTTCGCGCTGCCAGTCTTCGCGGCAGTCGCGGTCGCAGAAGCGTGCGCCAGGCGGTACGCTGGCGGCGCAGTTGTGGCATTCTCCGGTCGCCGGAATATCCGGCGCGCGCGCGGATTGTTGCCGCAGGGCGATGATGCGGTCGAATTCTTCGCGTTCGGTGGCGCGGTCGGAGATATCCATCAGCGTTATTCCTTTCGCGGGTTCATTGGGCCGACTACTGTTTCGGACAGCTTGACGGCCTTGCCTGGGTCGTAAGGTATCGGCGTGCCGACTTCGTGGCCGTTTTCGATCGCGTGGAAGGTGTGCTGCCCGGCGATGCCGGCGCGGACGGCCTGCTCTATTCCCGCCTCCGGCCAGTTGGCGCGGAAGTCATCGATGATGCTGGCAGTAAAAGGCATGGCCTGGCGCATTGGTTTTTTTGGCGGCTCTGTCATGTTCCGGGTTCTGGTTTTGTGTTACGGGTACCCGGAACAGCCGAAAGCCTTACGGCACAAGGGTTGTTCCGGGTGTTACGGGTGTTCCTTGTGTACACGCGCGGGAGATATTCAGATGTATGCGCGAGGCGCGCGAGCGAGTGCACGTGTATACGCGCGCGTAATCCCGGAACACCCGTAACACCCGGAACAAGCCTGTACTGGTGCGGGTTTCCGGCGTTACGGGTACCCGTAACATGGTGCCGCGAACCCGGAACAGTCATGCGGCCCATGCGTTGCCCTCGCTGGTTTTGCTGGCGTCGGCGAACTTGGCGACGCATTCTGTCAGCCAGCGGGCGGCCCCGGTTCCTGGAACCTGCCCGTTTCCAGCGGCCTCGACATTGGCGACCGGCGGGAACAGGATTGGCTTGACTTCGGTTTCAACGGCGTGATCGCTCGGGAACACGCGCGCCTTCTTCTTCTCCCAGCCTGACAAATGGGCGAGCGACCCGTGGAAGTGATTTGACGGGCGAGGCCGGCTCTCACCATTGGCGCGACACCAGCGTAGATAGGCGGCGTAGACGTCGCCGGCGAGCGCCGGGCATACAGGCAGGCCAAGCTCGCCGGTGATCCATTCTGTAGCGAAGCGGACTTCTGACGGGCTGGAGAGCATCATCAAGCGCTGCTTGGCGTCGGTCATCGGCGGGCGCTTCTTTGGGTGGAAGCCGGTGAGGTCGAGATCGAGCAGGTACTGGTACAGCGCAGCGACGCCGCCGGACTCGATCTCTAGGAACACGTCGTCGTAATATTCCTCAGAGAGAGCCGGCGGGGTATAGACGACAAGGTGCCTTCGGTCGTCGTTGTCGATTGGTAGCGGCTGGCCCTCGTTCGACAGGTAGCAGATATTGACCTGGTTGCGCTGGCGATAGGCGGCGATGTTCTTTGGGTTGATGCGTATCCATTCGCCGCTGACGAGTTCCTTGAGTTCGTTCTTGATGTGCCACATTTCGGCGCGGGTCACGACCTCTTCGGCCAGAATGAACAACTTGGAGTCGGACCAGTCTGAATTGAACTTGTCTTCGAGGCCGCGCTGGTTCAGGACGGTCGAATAGTCGCCATAGATTTTGGCGAGTTGCTGGAAAACGGTCGACTTCCCGGTTCCCTGCGGACCGTGCATGATGACGGCGCTCGACATCTTGGCGCCGGGATTCTGCAGCGGGTATGCCATCCAGCACAGAAGCCATCGGTAAACGGCCTCCGATGTTTCCGGAGCCTCGCCGCTGCACAGGTAGCGCAGCAGATCGAGTAGAAGTTCGCAGGATCCGGCCTTCGGCTTCATCGGCCACCCGCGCCAGGTATTCAGCTTGCACTCGTCGTCATTGCCGGACGGGTCGAAGCCGACCTGGTCAATGTAATAGGCGCCGCGCTCGACCCATTCCGGGTGGCGCTTGATGTCATCGCCGCGGGCGCCGGCCGGCAGTAGCGCCAGCATCTGCGATTTCTTCGCCACCTTGTTTGTCCAGGTGTCGAAAACATAGTCGCCGGTGCCGTCATCGAGCGGAATGAAGCGCTGCACAAGGTCGTCGACGGTCATGACGGATTGCGCGGCACGGCGGCCGTTTCCCCCTCCCCCCTCGGACGCAGCCCCCGCGCGCGATGCTTGCGGAACAACCGCCTGCCAGCCGAGCGCGGCCAGCTTGGCCTCGATCTGCGCGCGGACGGCGCCCAGGCCCTCGCGGGCGTGGAGGTCGTTGAAGTCGGTGATCTTCTGGCCGCCGCGGTCGACCGCGAAAACCGGCGCGACCCATGCCCCGGCGACGGCCAGCGCCGCATTGCTGGCATGTGTGACGCCCGGGTTGCCGTCGGTCAGGTAGTCGTCATCGGCGCAGAACAGCAGCCGGGCCAGCTTGTACTTGCCGTGGATCGCCGCGGCGACCGGGCCGAGGTTGCCGGCGTCGAAGGCGACGACCACAGGCAAGCCGGTGGCCATGTGCAGCGATGCGGCGGTGGCGTAGCCTTCGGCCACCAGGATGACAGACCCTGCCGCGTTCGATGCGCCGACGATGTGAAAGTGGCCTTTCTTGGCCAGGCCGGCCGGCCAGAAATCCTTGTCGCGGCCGTTCTTCTTCTCCGGCCGGATGATCTGCAGGCCGTGTATCCGGCCATGCGTGTCGGTCATCGGCACTGCCAGCGCGCCGGACGGCGAAAACTTCACGCCGAAGGCGCCGACGCCCTTGCGCGCGAGATAGGACGAAACCCCTGTCGCGTCCAGCTTGCCCCATGTGTGCATCGCCTGGCGCGCCGCGCGGTCGTTCTTGCGCTTCTGTTCGGCCTCTGCTGCCTTCTCTGTCTCACGCTGGCGGGCCCTAAGCGCCGCCCTCTGATCTGCGGACAACTTGACCGGCTTTGCATCGATGCGCAGCTCGACCTTGCGCAGATCAGCATCGGCGCCGCGATAGGCGCAATAGGCGCCAACCAGCGCGTCGCGCCCGTCGTCCAGGCGGATGGTGTGCAGCGACACCCACCCTCCCTGCCGGGCGCCTTCAACCTTGCACCGAACGCCGGTTTTCCGGCCGCAATCGATGGCAGAAACCCACCCGCCGCGAGGCTCCTGGAATCCGGCCGTTTCGATCTGCGCGACCGCATCGTCAAAATTTACCCAGCCGTTCACTATGCGCCGTCCTCAAACCCTAGA